ACGCTATTTTGGCACACACTGTAACAGTTGAAGAAGATCCAGATACAGGTGATTTGGTTCTTCCCATTCCAACAGATTTGCTTAATCAAATGGGTTGGGATATCGGAGACGATCTAGTTTGGTCGGACAATTTTGACGGGTCATTTAGTTTACATAAAAAGGTTGACAAAAGCACAGAGAAAGCGTATAATAAAGACAATGACAATAGCAACAGATAAGAAATATTACTATAGTGAAATCTTTCACAGCATTCAAGGTGAAGGACACTACACAGGTGTGCCTACTGCTTGGGTGCGTTTCTTCTTATGTAATCTACAGTGTAATGGATTTGGACAGATTGATCCTCGTAATCCTGACACTTATGATTTGCCATTTGAGCAATTTGATACTAGCACAGTAAAACGTGTAGAAGACTTGCCTGTATGGGATAAGGGTTGTGATAGTTCTTATACTTGGAGCAAGAAGTTTAAACACTTGATGGGACAAAAGACTGCTGTAGAATTAGCACAACAGATTATAGATACTATTAAGACAGATAGCAATCCAGAAGGATTGTTTCGACATCCTGTAACAGGACAAAGACAACACTTCTGTGTTACAGGCGGTGAGCCGTTGATGAAACACGGACAAGAAGCATTCATTGGTATCATGCGTGAATTTAAACGCATGGGTAATATGCCTGCCAGTGTTACATTTGAAACTAATGGCACACAAGCACTTACACAACCATTCATGGACTATTGGACTACTGAAGCAGATGATGAAATCGAACTGTTCTTTAGTGTAAGTCCTAAATTATGGAGTGTAGCAGGTGAAGCAGGCAAGAAAGCAATTAAGCCTGAAGTTGTAGCACAATACAGAAAGTTGTCAAGTAAAGGACAACTAAAGTTTGTTGTTGGCAGTGAAAAACATCAATGGGTTGAGATGGAAGATGTTATCTCACAATTTAAAGCACAGGGGGTAGATTATCCTGTATGGGTTATGCCCGTTGGTGCAAGAGAAGAAGAACAAACAGCAACAGCAGGTGCTGTGGCTAAGATGGCATTTGAACGTGGATACAATGTGGCAGCAAGAGTGCATGTATACTTGTTTGGTAATGCTATCGGAACATAAGGATAAATTATGGATACACACGTGAATAAAGAAAATGTCCGAAATGGCTTCTTTGAGCTTGACTGGAACGACCATTTCATTATACAATTAAAGAAAGAAGGATACGGAGTTGAAGGTGATAAGCATGAAGAAATTGTTGATCGTTGGTTTAGAGAACTCTGTGCAAATGTAGTAGTCGATGGTGACTACGGAGGACCGTTGGATACCGGGTCTTTAGATGTCGGTGCCGTTAAAAGAGAAAATGAGTAAAATGACACATATATTAGTTGATACAGCGAATACATTCTTTCGTGCAAGGCATGTAATTAATGGAGATGCCGACATTAAGTTGGGCATGGCATTCCATATTACGCTCAACAGCATTAAGAAAGCATGGCAAGACTTTAATGGAACACATGTTGTATTCTGTTTAGAAGGACGTAGTTGGCGTAAAGACTATTATGAGCCTTATAAGCGTAATCGAAGTGACGCTCGTGCAGCACTGACTGAAAAACAACAGGATGAAGAAACTGTATTTTGGGAAGCATTCGATACATTTAAAGATTTTGTGACTGACAAGACTAATTGCACAGTATTACAGCATAATCAATTGGAAGCAGATGACTTAATTGCTGGTTGGATACAACAACATCCAGAAAGCGATCATGTTGTTATTAGCACAGATACAGATTTTCAACAGTTAATTGCACCTAACGTAAGATTGTATAACGGTGTGCAAGAAGTTACATCAACACACGAAGGCTTTTTCGATAAGAAAGGACTTCCTGTAATTGATAAGAAGACTAAAGAGCCTAAGCCTGCTCCAGATCCTGAATGGTTATTATTTGAAAAGTGTATGCGTGGTGATACTAGTGATAATGTGTTCAGTGCGTATCCGGGTGTGCGTAAGAAAGGCACCAAGAACAAGGTTGGTCTTACTGAAGCATTTGCTGATAGACAGACTAAAGGATTCAATTGGAACAATCTAATGCTACAGCGTTGGAATGATCATAACGGTGAAGAGCATCGTGTGTTAGAAGATTATGAAAGAAACAAAATTTTGATAGACTTGTCTGCACAACCAGAAGATATTAAAAAGATTATAGTTGACACAATTGATACTGCAACATCGGCAGATAAAAACGTAAGTCAAGTTGGTATTAGGCTAATGAAATTTTGCCATCTATATGATCTTAAGAAAATTTCGGATCAAGCGCAAGCATATGCAGAACCATTAAATGCGAGGTATACGGTATGACAAACATAAGTGCAAAACCCATTATTGATAATAAATTTTGGATTGTAGAGAACGAAGGTGTTAAAGTTGGAACACTTAGAAAAAATGAATTTTCACAATTTGTTTTTTCAAACGAAGAAGGTGTAGTAGTATATCATAGTAAGAAAAGCATTACTAATGAATTTGGTGACGACTTTTTTGTTGCTAAAATTATTAAGGAAGCAGATAATTCTAATCCTAAAGAAGTCCACGGATTTGGAACTAGCACAACTCCACACAATGCAATGTATGACATTCAAAAGAAACTACCGTTGTTTACAAAGAGCAAGGATTCAAAGAGTCTGTATTGTGCAGGTTATTATGTAATACGATTTGAAAAGGGTTGGGTCAAGAGTTTTTGCCCTAAGTTAATTACTCTACAGCGTTATCAATATAAAGGTCCATTTAAGACTGATCTAGAAATGAAACAGGTGTTATCAAGTGTCAACAAATAATGTTCCTGTTAATCTAGTAACAGTTCAAAGGCTGCTACAGCGTGTGGCAAGTGCTGAAAAATCACAGCAGAAAGAGATCCGAATCAGCATAGAAGAAGCAAGAGCACTGGTTAGTGAACTTGCACTGCTTACAACTAAATTAGGTTCTACAGTAGCAGAAATACACACATTACTCAAGGATCTACAGAAGTCAACTACAGATGTTGATGTTAAGTTTGACGGAGGTTCCTTCTAGAAAGGATAAATATATACGTAGTTAACTAGGAAATACGTATATATGAGTAGACCAAAACCAAAAATAATTCTTGAGCATACTAATCGAGAGAACTATAAAGTGGAACAAATTCTAGAAAGTGAAGCCATCTGGGCTGTCTTTTATCAGAACAAACCCTTTAATCTTAAGAGTGGTAGTGCAGTAACTAGTTATCCAGGACCTAAGTATAAGAAGGTATCGTTTTCAAATCCAGGGCATGCAAGGAATCTAGCAAAGAAACTTAATAGACTTTTTAACACAAAAGACTTTTCAGTATTCAAACTTTCGTCAGGGGAAAAAGAACAGTGAAATGGATGTTAAAGACAACTACACAAAAATTTTCATAAAAGCAGCCGATTTAGATATTCCGGATGAGGATATCAAAAATAAAAGAACACAATGGTGGTGGAATGTTCGTAGCAAGGATGACGGCGGATTAAGGCTGACCGATCAAGCAATTAAATTTATAGAGAATGTTGCCAAAATTAAAACCTATAAGATAAATTTTCCAAAAGACTTTTCTATTACTCCACAAGTATTATTATGGCTTGACAATTTTATCGAATCGCCATACTATATTACTAAGCGTTCGATAACCGTATTAAAGGAAAAGGCTGCGTTTGAACTATATCTTTTTAGCGGAGATGTCCAAAAACTAGGATATAACAAGGCTCTATCCAAAAGATTAAGCCAAGAATCGTCAGAGTTATAGTAGTAGTTAATAAATATTTGCATGTTAGAACTTAATCCACTTGACGTTTTAAATTCTAGGCAGTTGGAAACATTGCCTCCGCATTTCTGCAAAACTAAAATTGATAGTGCAGAAAGAACAGATTATAAAATAACAAATTGGATTAAATCAAAATTATCGGGAAGGTTTTGTATTGTTACATATCCTTCAGTAACAACCGATGATAAATTTCAAACTTCAACTTTTGTTGGGTTTGAAGAACAAAAAGAGTTAACATTTTTTATGTTGGCTTGCCCATACTTAAGGAGAAACTAAATGTCAGAAGAAGTAAAAAATACAGAGGCTCCTGCAGAAGCAGCAGCAACCGATACACAAGCAGCAGCACAAGGTGCACCTGTTAGTGGTCCAGTTCCAACACCTGGTGTTGAACAACCAGCAGCACCTGATTTGAATATCAGTGATCTTAATGCAGTCAAAAGCATTATTGATATTGCAACTACTAGAGGAGCATTTAAAGCAAATGAACTCGAAGCAGTTGGCAAAACATATAATAAATTAACGGTGTTCTTGGAGCATGTAACAAAGCAACAACAAGAACAACAAAACACACAAGGAAATAACAATGGCTAAAGAAATTAAGCACGTAGGAAAACTAAAAAACACTGGCGATAAAGTTGCAGTTGTTTTTAGAACAGTTCCAGGTGAATCAAACCATGCGTTGGTATTACCTGTAGCAACTTTAAAGGATGAGATTCATGATTCTTTAATGAAGATGATTGATTCCGATCAAGGACAACAGTCCAATGAACTTGGTGAACTAATGTTTTCAAGAACATTTCCGGATGGTAGACCAATGCTACAAGCAATGGAAGCAGAAGGTAGACTG